ATTCTCTGTCCCAAAGTAAAGGATTTAATACTGTTTCTTCATGAAAAGGAGCATAGTAAGCTGTGTCTTTTAATATAGTGGGATGTTTACACATCCAATCCCATTCTTCTAAAAAATCTATATTGTTTTTTCCTGTTATAAAATACCCAGTTTGTCTATAAAATCTAGCTATTCTATTATATTGATTTAACCTAAATAATTCGCTTATAGGATGTTCTAAAGTGGTACTTAAATCATTTTCATCCATTGCTCCTCCTCTTCCATTCCAATGTAAAAATTGGTATATTCCTTGACTAAAATAAGGATAAGATTCACTAGGATTAAAATAATTAAAAATATTTTCTACATAAGGAGTAGCAATTGAGTCACTATCAATATATGCTACTATGTCTGAAAAATTTTCTAAAGCATGTTTAGTAATTAATGGTTTTTGGATTAGGATATTATAAATTTCGCTACTGTTTCTATTTATATAAAAGTTATTACCTTCTTCAATATAATTGTTTTTTTGTTCTTTGAATGATATATCCCATTTAATTGTAGTAACACCAGCTATATTGCATTTTTTATTACTATTAATTAAATATAAGTAAATAGGTAAATTACTGTATTGTCTTATTGATTTAATACAAGTAGATACTATATCAAAATATTTTTCATTAGAATGTAAAATAAATGATTTTTCCATTTTAATTAATATTTTTTAGTATTTTAAATCCTTTTTTAATATAAAAAGAATAAATATTATTAAATGCCTCAAAAGATTCTGGGGATTGGGATATTCCTACTTTATCTGGGCCGTTTCCTATAGTCCAAGCTGTTTCAGGTTTACTACCCCACATTTCAATATCATTAGCAGGATGGGGAGGAACATAAGTATTTTTATTTAAATATTTCTGTAAAGTATAAGAAAAATGAATATCTTCTCCTACATAAACTGATTGGTCTATTTCAGGAAGTTCTCTCCAAAAGGTAGAAAGCCATTCTCTCCTAAAAAACCAAGAATGTCCTACAATATCTACTTGTTCAACATTTTCGTTTGGGTTTGCCCATCCTATCCTATGAGAGGGCCAATATGCTTCATTACTTTCATATCTAACTCCTATAGTACCTAATAATCCATCATATTGTTGGATAGTGCTAATACAATTTTCTAGCCATTTACTCCCCGGAATAGTATCATCATCTAGAATACAAATATAAGGGGTTTTAGCATTTAAAGCATATGAAAATCTAGCCCATACTCCTAAATTAGAATTACAACTTGCATGTTGAGTAGAATTAATTAAATCAAAATCAAACTCACTACCTTTATTTTGCCACATCATTACAGTTTGGGCTTGAAGGGTTTGAGATTTTATTGCTTCTAACTGTTGAGCTAAGGCATATGGTCTTTTATATCCATTTAAAATAACAGTTATCATTAAATTTTATTTAATTAATTTTTTTGATTCTTTACTATCTACCCCTAATTGGCCTAATATTTGAATTAATTCTGTATTATCTAAAATATGTAAATAATCTAGAATTTCTCTAGTAGATAGTTTAAAATAGTTTTTTAAATATTCTAATAAATCTTTATTAGGGGATTTTTTATTGGGTTTAATATATTTATTCCATTTATTATTTTTTGGAATAAATTCTTTGTAAACTTGATAAATTTGTTTTTTTTCAGTAGGATGAAAGGATTGTGTCTCATTTACTAACTCGATAAGATCAGTATTCATACTAAGAAACCTGTGAATCATATATGAATTAAATTGTTCCCAATCATCATCATTAAATGACTCAACAGGTGACTTTTTAGAGTTAATCTCTTTAAGCCAATCAAATAAGTTCATCAGCTAACTCTTCTCTTAGTTCTTTAGGTACAGAATCAGTTAAAATTTTACCAGTATTTGCTTCATAAAATACAGGAATAGGCATTAATGCATCTTCTTGAGTACCAGTTACAAACTTAGATACTTTACGTAAAATTACTCCTTGTTGAAATACATTAGTATTATCACTTGTTTTAACAGCTTGGGTGTTTTTTAAATCAATTTGTGGTTGTTGAACTTGTTGTTCCATTATTTATTATTTATTAAGGTTTGGATTAAAGACATTAAGTTGATCTCTTTGTCTATACGAAAATTTGATTTATATAAATGTTCATTAATTAAAATAGCAGCTGTTCCTTCTTTATTAGGCATGTATTCTGAAGCATTATCATATAAAAATCGAAATAATTCTTCAAAATCACTTACTCCTGAATCTGCTATTATTTGTCTAATATTTTTAAAATCATCTTGTTTTAACTTTTCAAGCACAGAATCCATATAGCTGGACGATACTAGTAAATCTTTATCAAGCTGTAAATGACCATCTATTGTACTTGCTTGAACTGCATTTAACAGTTTACGAATGTCTGGATAATACTTGCTTACTAGTTTTCCCAAAGCTGGAACTTCATAACCTATACTTTCTTTATCACATATGCCAGCTATATGGACTGCAACTTCTTTTTTAGTTGGTGGAACTATTTTAAATGTTTGACAACGTGATTGAATTGGATCAATAATTCTCTCTACAAAATTACATGTTAAAATAAATCTAGTAGTTCTTGAGAACGTTTCAATTACATTACGTAAAGAAGCTTGTGCTTGAATTGTTAAAAAATCAGATTCATCTAATATTACTACTTTTAAAGGTTTTAAACTAGCAACAGAAGAAAACCCTACTACCTTATCTCTGATAGTTTCAATTCCTCGTTCATCACTCGCATTTATATAAAGTGATTCACAATCGAGGTTATTAATAATAATTTTAGCTAAAGTTGTTTTACCACATCCCGCGGGTCCATAGAATAAATAATTTTGAATATCATTTTGTTCTAATTGTTTCCCTATAGATGCTTTTAGGGTTGCATTGCCTACATAATTTTCTAAATCATTAGGCCGATAAATTTCATTTAATAATGTATGTTGCTTCATATGCCCCAATATACAACTTTTATTTTAGTACTCCCCGTAGATTGAATATCTTTTTTCTGGTTCTGGTTCTATTACTTCTTCAGTAGTTGATACGGCATATAATTCACTTTTTAAAGGAGCTAATCTATATTCACCTTTAAATCCAGTTGCCATCATATATGCTTCTAAAGTATCAGTTAAAGAAGAATGTACTTTACCATCTGGCTCATTAGCCACTAAACGCCACTTATCACCAGGGGGAACTCGCCTGGCAATAAGAACGTTATCCTCAATAACATTGATTTCAGGATTATTTGCTTTCATTTACTGAAGCTTTTCTATAATCTGTTACCAATTTCTTGATACTACCAATGGCTTTACGAGCACGTTGTGCTCCTGCTTTGGTTGTTGTGTTGTGTTCTGTTACAAATGTTTCATACAGTTCACCAATTTGCTCGAAAATTTCTTGCTTTGTCATAATTAATTAAATTTAAATTTACATCATACCCATCATTGGGTCTAATTGCGGTTGTTGTTTATCTTCTTGGGGTTCATCTACTACTGTACATTCTGTAAGTAATATTGTACCCGCTATTGAGGCAGCATTCTGCAATGCTGTTCTAGTTACTTTAGTAGGGTCTATAATACCTGATTCTTTCATGTTGATAACTTCTCCAGTCTCAACATCAACCCCAGCCCAAGTATCATTACCAGATTCCACTAATTTATATTTACCCAACATTTGTGCTTCAGTTGAATCATATCCTGCATTAACTAATATTTGGTTAAATGGCATTCTACATGCTCTTCTAACTATACCACTACCAGTTTGGGCTCGACTTAATATTTGTGAAGCATATAATAGAGCAACACCACCACCAGGCACAATTCCTTCCTCAATGGCAGCCTTAGTGGCGTGTAGTGCATCATCTACTCTATCTTTCTTCTCCTTCATTTCGGTTTCAGTAGCTCCACCTACATGGATAATAGCTACTCCCCCAACAAATTTTGCTAACCTTTCTTGAAGTTTTTCGATTTCGAATGGGGTTGTTGCCTTGTCGATTTGTTGTTGTAATTCTTCAATACGTGCCTCAATTAATTCAATTGATCCTTTACCATCTACAATAGTAGTTTGTTCTTTAGACACTGTTACATTTCGTGCTTCACCAAACCAATCCCAACTAAACTTATCAAGTTTCATCCCTTTTTCCTTGCTGAATACTTGACCACCTGTTGTAATAGCAATATCTTCTAAAATTAGTTTACGTCTATCACCAAAATCGGGGGATTTTACAGCACATACTTTCATTGTACCCCTCATTTTATTAACAATTAAAGTAGCTAATGCTTCATTGTCAATATCCTCTGCAATAATTAATAGTGATTTAGCTTGTGATGATACTGCTTCTAGGATTGGTAATAAATCTTTTACTTGTGTGAGTTTTTGATCTATAAGTAAAACCATAGGGTTTTCTAGTATCGATGACATACTATTATTGTCAGTGACAAAATAAGGTGATTTAAAACCACGATCGAATTGCATTCCCTCTACAGTTTCAAGGTATGTTTCCCCAGTTCTAGATTCTTCAATATGTACTACACCTTCCATACCTACTTTATCAATAGCAGTAGCAATTAATTCACCTGTTTCTTCATCATTATTAGCTGATACAGTAGCAATTTGTTTTAATTGATCTTCAGATGAAATATCTTCGGCTATACCTTTTAATTTACTTACTACTTTTTCTACTGATTTATCTATATCTCGTTTAATGCGTACTGCGTTTTCACCTTGTGCAACTGCTTTCAAACCTGCTTTTACCATTTCACGTGCAAGTAAGGTAGAGGTTGTTGTACCATCCCCTGCTTTATTTGCTGTTTGTATAGCTGCTTGTTTAACTAATTTAACACCTAATTCTTGTGTTGGGTCTGAGAGTGATATAGATTTAGCTACGGTTACACCATCCTTAGTGGATTGGGGTGATTCACCATTATCTATTACAACATTTCTACCATTGGGGCCTAAAGTTGCTACTACAGCGTCTGCTAATTTATCAATACCCTTTACTAATTCTTCACGGGCACTTGTACCAAATATAATTTCTTTACTCATCTTTTATTTTTGCTAAAACTTGATTTTCTGGTCCTACATAATATTCTTCTCCATTGTATGGTAATTTAGTAAAACCCATTGTGGGTAGTACAACTTTATCTCCTGGTTGGAGTTGGGTAGGGAGTATTTCACCTGAAATGGTATACTTACCCGGACCTACGGTTATAACTTCTCCCAATTGATTTGTTTCTTTACCAATATCAGGGACAATAATATTTCCATAAGTAGTTTCCTCTTCCTCTATGGGTTTTACAATAACGGCATCAAATAGTGCTTCTAAGCTCATCGGTAAAAATTTTTATTTGGTTACTAATTGTATTATATTCTTCAATATAACTATTTATTGAAGTATAATTTTCTTTTTGTGATAACTTTAATACAGCTATCTTTTTTAATGCGGCTTCAAATGTAGGATAATAAGATAATGATTTCTCATAGGATTTCCCTTTTCCTTTCGTTCTAAAATGGTTAGAATTAGGTGCTACATTTTCTTTCACAGTAAAACTATATTCATCTCTAGTGATGAAATAAGGTTCTAATACAGGGTCAGTGATTGTTTGTATTTGTTTAAATTTTTTCATATGCGTGAATATACAAAAACAATGGCGCTAGGACACGCTTTTTTACAATTGTTTTTACTTAATTTTCAAAGTTTTTGGCTTTGATCCTTCAGCATAAGGTATAACTATTTGTAATAGTCCGTTTTTAAAATCAGCTGTTGCTGTGCTTAAATCAAACTTACTATCAATTTTCCAACCTAGGTTGAATGAGCGTTTGGCAATACCCTTATGGATATAGACATCGTCTAATTCATCTTTTGGTCTTTCGTAATTTACTCTGATGATATTACCCTCAATAAGAATTTCGATATCTTCTTTAGAGATTCCAGTACAAGCAATATCAATGCCTAAACCATTGTCTCTTTCGTAAATATCTAAAGGGTGGGGTAATTTGGATTCTGCAAGAGGTCGGTATGCTCCTGCTTCTTGGAAAAAATTCCTTACTAAAATGTCGAACGGATTTCGTTCTAAAAATAATGTACTCATATCATTTAAATTTGTGACGTCCTAAGATCGTCGGTTAATTAAAACATAACATTGTGCCCTAGCTACATTGTTACTTTATTATAAATATATTAACTTTCTACTTTTTCCCATTTATCATTAGAATCTAATCTAAAAGAACCAATATAAATTTGATCCCAATATTCAGGTTCTATAAGAGATAAAAATAATTTTTCATTTTCTCTTTGATAAAGGTAATAAGTATTTCCTTTTGAAGGTGTAAATCGAATTTCAGCTTTATATACTAAATCATTCCATTTAAACTCTTCTATTAATTTTAAATATTCAGATTTAATTTCATCAAATCTGCTTTTAAAATACTCGTTTGTTTTTCCTACTTTTTCAGATTTCCATAATGCAATATTTTCTACTTCTATTTTAGGAGCAGCTACACTATCACCATAAGGCATAATTGCTTTATCTTCAGCATACATGTCTGGTTTATTTTTACTCATTCCTAGTAATAAAATATTCTGTTTCTATATCTTCTGAATAGAAATTCAGTTGGATTAATCCTATATATTCCTCTGGAGTGTCTTCAATTTTTAATTTTCCTTGGGTCATGTCTTTATTAGCAGAAAATATATTTTTAAGAACATCAGAATCAAAAGGTAATTCTACATTTTGTTTTGTAATATCACCTTTCAAAGTATAAGTTACTTTATTTGAATAGTCATCAATATCCCCAAAAGTAAATTCACAAGTAGGAGTTCCATCTAAATCAGTAGTAGTTTTAACTAATAAATTACTTTGATCTGATAATGCATTTTTTGCTTTTATTAAAGCATCAATATCTTCAACTGTTAAATCAATATCAACATGTGGGTTTTCTATAGGGGGGAGATATTTAACCTTAGGAATTACAAATATATCAGCTAATGCATAATTTAAATCAAAATTTGAATCAGCTATATGTAATCTAGTGTAGATTTTATGAGTTTTTTCAGCTGTTATTAATAGTTCTCCATTACAAATAGATAATAATTTTGAAAGTTTATAAGTGTCAAATATACCTAATTCACAATCTTCAAATTTAAAA